CGCCCCACGCGGCCCACAGAATGGCCCCATCGTTGCCGTGATCTTCATCCAGGCAAATCCGCAAGACCATTTCCCAATACTCAATATCGAGCGGGCTTGCTTGGTCGTGCCGCATGTACCAGATAAACGGGAGAATCAACGCATCAGGCCGTCCGTAAAGCCGCTTGACCCTCGCGGCCTCATCAAGTTGCGCCTGCACATAGAGGCCGGTTCGCAACACCTCAGATGGGTTCGCGGCTTTGGTGTGGTAGCAGTAGAGAGACGGCGCGTAGATGTCGAGCACAGGCCCGAGAATTGAGGCGATATCGTTGTTTTCAGCCTGCCACGCGAGCCACTGCGGCGACCCTGGCGCTGTCATCGCCGGAGCCCACCACACGCGCCGAATCGGTTCACCATAAAACGCCACCTTGAGGTCGGGCCGAACGGCTTTGATGCCATTGCGGACAATCACGTATTTGTTGGCCGTGTCGATGCGTTCCGCCTGCGTGCTGTAGAGCCAGGTTTCATGATCGACAAATACGATCCCGCTGGGGGAGGTCGCATTCGCCGCCAGCCCGTGGTACCACTGCTCCGTGGGCAGGCCAAGCGGGTCAGTCCAGCCCTGATAGGAGGATTGATTGATGGCGGGAATTTTCGGCACACGGTACAAGGCCGCGAGGTCCGGTTGCCCCGCGTGGTTCATGCTGTGGTAGAGCGGTTTCATTCGCCTCAGTCTCCAATCAAGTGAATAAGATCTGCCAATCGTTGCCCGTACCGCGCCGCCCCGCCGCTGTTGGTAATTGAGGCGTGGATGCCGTCTCCGTAATCCCATGAGGATTTCAGATCGTCGTTACCGTCGGTCGCATCCGCGAACAGATCATACAGCGGGTAGCCCAGCGTTTTGAGCCAGGCGTTATAGGCGTTCATCGTCGTCTGGTTGCCCGCGCTGAGGGAATTGTATGGCGGGACTGTCACCAGGATCGGGCGCATGCCCGCCGCCTCAATCGCTGCAATCTGGGCAAGCCGTGAGGCCTGCATCTGCGCCAAGGTCCGACTCGCCGCCAGGTCATTTGTTCCGCCGTGTGCCACGCACAGGGTATACGGAGAGGCCGTTGGAGTGTCGGCCTGTCGCGTGATTGCCGTGGCGATCTGGGCGGTGATCTGGTCGATGGTATGCCCAGCGAATCCGCCCGCGTTCAGTGCGATAGGGTGCGGCCTGAGAAACCGCCGTGTCTGCCACGGAAAATCGCCAAAGTCGCCACCCGCCTCAAATGGAATATCGTTCGCCCAACTATCCCCGATCACCAGCACGCTTGACCGCGCAGGGATTGGATAGGTCGAGCCAACAACCACGTTGCTTTCGGCCCCGCTCGTCACCGTGGAGGTGCGCGTGTAGGCAAAGACTTGCTGATCGCCAGGTCGGACATATTCAGAGGGGTAGGTGCGCCCAGGCGGGACAATTTCCAACATCACATCGGAAAATCGCATGGTGGCATTAAAGTTGTTCGCTGAGTTGGTCCCGATGCCGATCCGAACCGTGATGGTGCCGCCAGAGGTACACAGGCCGCCCACGGCGTAGCGCCCGACGGCAGGGTTATGGACCACGCTCACGCCGCCCGTAAACGTCCCCGATGCCAGGAGGATGTGTCCGTTGTTGCCATGCGTGCCGGATTTCGAATCGACCGTACAGGAGACGAGATAGGTCACGCCTACCACTGCCGTAAACGTAAAGCTGGCCCATACGCGATCCGGCCCGCCGCTGGTGGTGTTGCATTCAAACCACTGCCCGCCGTCTACGTTATAGCCCCAGGTGATGGCGGAAGTGTCGGTCGGGTTATCGCCCCAGCTAGAGCCGGTGCCTTTGTAGTAACGGTCATAGCCAAACACCACGCCATTGCCGCCGCTCAACAAGTTCTGCACCAAACGCGGAGCGGTGCGGGACGATATGACCGGTCTCTGTGGGACGTTCAAATATAGACTGGGCAATGCCAAGCTTGCACGACTCATGCGGGTCTCCAGAAGGCTGTCACCTTGTCGTCATCACCCGCTGTGCTGCAAGTGATTGTCAACGCGCCAGCCGCGTTCTTTGCGCCATAATAATTCACCGGGCCTACCGCCCCGGCCGGGAGCGTAATGGACTTCGGCGCACCAGTCTCATCTGCAAAGCCCGTTATGACACATGTACCGGCCAAAGCCGTATGGATGTGTAGCCCCATGAGGTGCGAGTCATTCGCGACACCGCCGCCTAGCGTTACGGCCGAGGTCGTGGATATAACCGTAGCGTTCGCCTCTTGCCGCACGACTTGATAGCTTTCCGTCAGACTCTCACTGCGCCTCTCACCGGCCAAGGCGACAAGCAACTGACGGATGTCAACGCGCATATAGGCGCGGGGGGTTTCCCCCCCGGCCAATGTGTACGCTTGCTTACCAGACTGCCCATTTACCTCTGTCTCAGCCATATGTCTCCTATGTTGGATCGAGTTCCGTCATGGGGTCGCCAGCGGCTGTCGTCGTCGCGGCTGTCCATGCAATCGTCGTATCATCTTCTTCGTAGATTGAAAGCGTTCCGCCCTGATTCCTTACGCGATTTCGTAAACCGCGCAGCGCATTCCTGACGTTCCGTGAATTACCAGACCCTCCGCCCGCCAGGTTTCGATTGAGGAGTTCGTCTGCCATTTTTTGGGCTGCTGCCGTTGAAACCGCCGAAGCCGAGATCGCATCCGCAGCAAACGAGGAAGCTGTGATGCCACCAGCCGCAACAGAGCCCACCGATCCAGTAACATTGCCGCCCACGTTGCCATCGACATTGCCTCCCACGTCTCCGGTCACGTCGCCCTGTACAGACGCCACTCCTTCGCCGAAGGAACCTACCACGGCGTTGTCTGCTCGTAGTGCCGCCCACACGGCCGACACGACTGCGCTTTGACTCGCGCTCGATAGCGCCACAGAGGCAGAGAACGGATTCGACTGCCAGTGGGCCAGCGTGTTGCCCACGGTGAAAATGTGAATCGCGTCGTCGTTCCACTCCGCACCGGCCGCATCACGGAATGTGACGACGGCCTGTTCACACTGCATTTCAGCGGCCGAGAAGTCTATCGAAACAGAAGTCCCGGCCGCAGGCTCGACGTACGGGAGCGTAGCCAAGTTGGCCGACGCTCCCCCGTCCTTCTCGATTTTGGCATCACCACTTGCAAGCGTGGGAGTGGCTTTGTACTGCCCGGTCGCACGGTCCACGAGTTTGTAACCGCGCAGCGTCCACGCTACGCCATACTGAGCGAAGTACACCATATCAGTTTTTCCCTACTACGATGCAGTGATCGTAGACATGCTCCCAGGTCACGGTATTGACCGAGCCCATGTCTCCCGCACCGTCCCATGTTTCGTTAATGCAGATCTCGTCATTGAACTCGCCGTTGGGTCCGCAGTAGTTAATGCCCTCGTAATAGCCCACGAGGTTATCATTGATCCACCACTTCACCGCGCCGTCTCGTGCTGTACGAGTCGTGCTACAGCGAATCCAGGCTTCGAGCTTATGCCATACTCCCCGTGTCAGCGTGCCGTTGCCGACGTTTGGAAAGAACGGCGCACCAGGATCGTTGTTTCCACCCAACACGTGTCCGTTAGCGATACCGCCAGTGTTCGCGACAAAGATCATAGATCCCTGTCCGTTGTTCAGTGAGGCATTATTAAACAGCCACACACCGTTGCTGATAGGAGGAACCCCACGAATGAAGAACAGCTTATTGCCGACTGTCCTTCCTTGGAATTGCGGGTTTGTTCTCCACCGCAGCCCGATGTACATTTCGCGATACCTCGTAGGCAGCGAAGACTTCCTCAACTGTCCACCGCCCGTAGGAGCCAGCGGGTCAAGGCGGTGTACCAGCGCCTTAGTGGGAGAGAACGGCGCGTCAGAAATAGTCTCGATGTGATTTCCGACCACCGGGTAATCGTCGATGAACCCTGTGATGTTATCAAACGCTGAATCAATCAGTACCGTACCGCCCGCAGGCGCATTCGTCCACGAACTGGATGCGGGATTACTGACCGTCACAGCCGCCGTCTTGTTGGAACTGTTGTACGTCGCTGTGATCGTCGAAGATCCAGCCGCCACGCCCGTAACGGGAATGCTCGCGGAAGTCTGACCGGCTGCAACGCTTACCGTGGCCGGAACAGTTGCCTTCGTAGGGTCTGAGCTTGACACTGACACCGAAGCAACCGACGACGGCGCACTAGACAGCGTGACCGTCAGGCCCTGCACCGCCCCTACCGCCACGCCAAGCGTAGACGGCGAGAGCGAACTCACCGTAGGAGGAGCCGGAGTTGAGCCATCAGTCGTGAAGTTGATGACCGGGTTCAACAGCATGTTATTGTTCAACGAGCCTGTCACGCCTACGTGCTGAGAAATGAAATCGAGCGTATCACCCGCCACCATGACCGCCGAGAACGAGTACGGCTCTGCAGTCGTCGTGGTCATATCAGTGCTCGTGAACTTCGTCGTCGCGTTGTGCTTGGCGATGAAGCGCGCGCTACCAGGAGCACTGAATAGCTGCGCCGTCCCAGACACCAGCGCGGTTCCGTTCGCCGGAGCCGTCCATCTAAGAATACAATCCTTGAGTGTTCCGCTAGAACTGTGCCGGAATCCGCCGTTCCAGATCGCGAGGTACAGCTCCAGCTCATCGCCGTCCCACTTCGCGTTCGACGGGGAGTACACCAGATCATTTCCAGCACTGTCTTTGTAGCTCCACCCGTTCTGCCCCTGTACGCCCGAGAACTGAGACGTGAACGTGTAATTCGCGGCGGACCCACTTCCGCCTGTCGGCGGAGGAGGCGGCGGAGGATCTGTCGGAGGCGGAGGCGGAGGAACCACCACCGTGTCCGTCACCACGAAGCCCACCGCGCTCACAGCCGGAGGGGCCAATGGCCCAGCCGTCTGCGTCAGCGTGAACGTCGTACCAGCAGGCACATCCCACTCGCCAGGACCATCCGCGTTGTACTGCCGTACGCGTACGCGAATAAACGTCACCGGAGTTTCCAGTCGGAATTCAGCCGACACTTCAGCCGCTGCAACAGCAGGCAACCGCATCCACGCGTGCGAGACGCCGGACGCGGGATCGACCGGGACATTGGGCACGAACGAGGGGCTATCAGTATAGATGTCTATTTCTGTGCCGAGTTCGTCCTGGTCTCCCGAGCTGTTGTCCGTCCACGAAACTTTACACGGAATAAATTGGCTCAAATCGACCTCCTACCGAAACCTTCCGATGCCGCGCATGATCGCGCGCCCGATACCTCTCGTTATGCCGGACAACGGCGCTGCCGCTGCTGACGGCTTTACGCCCGTGTTGGAACTCGGATAGATGACTCGCGGATGCTCAAGGTACACCGCCCCAGACACGGTGCCGTGTGTCGTACCGGCCCAGTTACGCTCTGTCGAGGTACGCCCGTCGATGGAACAATAGAATACGCGACTACGGGGAAAGAAGGCCGGAGTAAACCCACGCCCGAGCGCCCGCAGCTCGTCGTCAGTCAGGAGGCGGTTCCACAAGGCACACTCGGCCAGTCCGCCACTAAAGAACGTCGCGTCAGCCGCGTCACGCGCTCCAACACGTAGCGTCGCAGACGCGTCAGAGACACGGCCGGTTCCTCCCGTGGGCGTCCCCGTGTACGAGAGTTCTGCAATGGTGTCTCCCAGTGTGCAGGCCCACAACTTCGGTGCGACAGACACGCCGCCAGCCCACGTCGCCACAACGACGCGCCACGTGTTCGCGACCAGGGCGTTGACGGCGCTCTCGGCGTACCACGGGGTTGAGCCCGCGACGTACGTATAAATCTTGTTGTTATTTCCGCCGCCGCCGGTCGCTCCAAGGTGAATCGTGCCGACATAGCCAGACGTGAACTTGCTGAGTAGCATACGCTCATCCGTTACGTCTCCGGTCGTGCGCACCAGCGCCATAGCCGTATACGGCGATAGGTCGTCGAGCGCGGCCTCAGACCCAAACGCAATCTGGTCACTGACACCGCCGAACGTCCTCGCCATTATTACGCCTCTCTAATGACGACCCGATAGACTTCAGCGTCCGTGGCGATGTCGTCTGTGCCGCTGGTACCGTCTGCGTCTCGACGCACGAGCAGTCGAAAAGGTTCGCCCGCAGCCACGCTGTCCATCTGTGCGCCAGCCGTATGCGTGATCGACACCTTTGACAGAATGCCGCTGGTACCGTTAGCGGTTCCACCAGCCGACTGCATAGACCCGGTAAAGCTGTCAGCATCAAGGTCCGTACCTCCGCTCGCAACGCGCTCGAAGTCCGTCTGGAATCGAACACTGCCAGAAGTCGCACTTGAGAAGCCTACGTAGATGTCCACGACAACAGACCCGCCGCCATAGTTAGACGGCATGACACCCTCGAAGTATGCCTCCTCGTCAGTGGAGCCATCGAAGTCCAGTGTCGGGTGATTGTTGCGAAGATCAGGGGTGGCGAAGTTACTCGCCGGAAACGACACGGACAACGGAGTGAATACTGCAAGAGTGTCGCCGCTTGCCATTATGCCACCTCAAAACGTCTACGAATGACGTACACCAAAAGCTGCGCTTTCTGTTTCACTGACAACGACGTGCGAGCCGCCACCGGGATTGCGGCGTTCAGCGAAGCCGCGTTCGCATCGAGCCAACTGTCTACCGCGTCCACTGCCGCCTGCAAATCCGTCTTAGAGGTATTGCACGGGGTTCTAGATCCAGACAGCTCACTCGCGAAATCTCGCCGAAGTGCGGCCCGGTCTCCTACTGGTAATACTGCCACGGTGTCTCCTTACAGGGCCAGCCCAGTCGCCCAGGCTGGCCCCAACGATTGTTAGTATTTTCCGCTCGTGCTATACAGCGGGAGCTTGGCGGGATGTGCCATACCATCTCCGTAGTACAGTCGCCGAGGAGTCCACGCCAGCTCAAGCGCCAGAAGGTGCTTGGCCTCGGAGAGACCCGCCGCAAACGCGTCCATCTCCATTTCGATCAGGAGCGCTTCGACGTTGTGGCGTAGCTTGTTCGGGCTGATGGAGCCCCACTCAGTCACACAGTGCGCGTTAGCCGTAGCCACCGGCACAGTGTCCCGCGGAATCACCACATCCAGCGCCGTTGCGGGAGCCGCGATTGCGGTCACGTTGTACACGATAGGCGTGTACAGGATCTTCCAGTCAATCGTATCGGCCGTGTCGGTTGAGCCCGAAGACCAGTGCAGGCGAGCCCGCAGAGAATACTTCGGGTCAAACGTGCGCGGGAGTGCAAAGAGGTGCATGACGCTGTTACCAGCCGCCCCCATCTTCAGCCCCGTAACGCCCGACGTTCCGATCTCGATGACGGCCGTATCGTTCGCAGCACCGGCACCGACCGACTTGATGTCGGTGGCAGTCGTGGCTTCGTAGTCCAAACCAGTGAAACACTGGAACGGAATCACGACGCCATCCGGTCGCCACACGAATTGCCTGTCGTTGTTAAACACCATGGGATTCCTCTCCTCTCAAATATGGATTCCGAGGAATCCGGTTACTCGTAGAACGCGATGCCGTGATAGGTCTTGCCGTTCTCGTTGATGTCCGAATCTGAGGGCAACGAGAACCCAATCGCCGTGCCGTCATCGACCGGCGCAACGGCCGCAGAGATGTTCGCAGCCGCCGCCGCGATGTTGATGAAGGTTGTCTGCGAAGACTTATGCCAGATGTTGACATCGTCTCCGTCGGTCGCGTTGCCGATAATCATGTACGACGGCTTGAACCCCAGATGGATGTTCTGGGCCGCAGTCGTACCAGTGTACGTGAAGACCGCGTAGTTACGCGGTCGGTTGACTAAAATCGTCGCAGCAGCCATGTGCTCTCCTTATTTGAACTCAATGATGTAGGGCTGGACTTCCTCGACGTACGGAGTCGCCTGCGAGCGTTGCCCGTCTCCGCCCGGTTCCCAATGAGGTACTTCGTACTCACGCACTTTGTCGTACTTCTCTTTCAGGAACTCAAAGACGCGCTTTGATACTTCCGTCCATCGGTTGGGCTGCAAAGACCACCGTTCCTCGACAGGCTTGCCTGACGCGGTCGTCCCGCTGATACTACCGGAGAGCGCATAGTTCACACCGCGAAGACGAACCCGGTAGGATTCTTTCGTCACGATGGACGGCTTCTCGTCCTTGTGAACTGAGTCCGCTGCTTTAGCCATTAGTCTACCCTTTCCACCATAGTGATTTTCTGACGGTTGCCCGCCCGCGCCTCCTCGAACCGCTCCGCCCATTCGCGTTCGGTTTCGTAGTCGCGTTTGACTTCTACGTGATCGCCACGATCCTTAATGCGAAGGAGACCCGCAGAGCCCCCGTAACTACAGTGACTCCCCTGCCAACGCTCTGCCATGGCATAGGCATCTCTTTCCTTCATGCCCTTCTGAACAGTCACACCCTGCAACGTCACGCGGTAGAATCTGATTCCGAGGTCCCTCGCCATTAAGTCTCCTTGTACACTGATCCCGGCCTGTTCACAGATCGTGAACAGACCAGGACAGTGAACGCTTACAGACTGACGAAGTGCTGGATCTCAAGCAAGAAGGCTTGATTGAGAATCGTCCGAGCGTCGTACTTCAGCCAGCCCACGGTCGCCCGTTGGTTGAGAGGATCAGCCGTACCGGCCGAACCCAGGTCTTTCTTGATGACTCCGCCGTTACCCATCGCCATGTTGATACCGCCAGCGGCTTCCTTACCAACAATGAAGATGGAGTACAGGTCGCCGTAGCCACCCGTATTTTTCACATCGGAGTTGGCGGTCGTCACACCAGTCGCCCCAGGCAAGAAATACCCGTTCGGGGAGATGAGGTAACGCACGCCGTTCTTGTCGCTTCCGCCTTCACCGACCAAAGTGGCCGAGCCGTTCGCGTAGTCAACCGGCAGCACAAAGCCATCGATGTGCCGCAAGTCAAAGTAGCTTCGTTCATCGGCCAAGCCCCAGTACGACGGCATGATGCTCGAAGACCCAATGCGCTGCGATGCAAAGACAGCGGGGCTGAACGGCTGCATCTTGTTGATGCGCGCCGTACGGATAGCCCGGTCCAAGATCGCACGATCAAGGATCGCGTTGACAGTGGCCGGAGACGTACCGCTCGCGTACACGATGTTCGTCGCGTCCGCCCACATGTCGCGGTAGAGTTCGTCGAACGTCTCACCGGCTTGCTGCCCGAGCAGCTCGATGTTCTCCAACGCCTGCGGGTCCGGCTGAGTATTAAGCACCATGTCGGAGTCTTCGATGAAGTCTCCGTAGGGCTTAATCGTCATGGACACGTCGGTTTTGGTTTTGGTCTTTCCAGCCGGAGGCGCACCTTCGTTCAACGGGGTCTTGGCTTTCGCCAGAGCCTCGAAGCGCCGGAAGATCATGGTTTTACCAGTCCGCTGTTTCAAGCTGTACTTGCGCACAGGAACTTGGTGAATCAGCGGGTACGTCGAACGCACAAGCAACAGCGTGTTGTACACGCTCTGCGTGGCGTCTGAACTGGTGCTGTCGGTGAATTGGGTAGTTAAGTTCTCAGCCATTTAACCGCCGCTCTTTAGCCTCTCGATAAAGTCCTCAAAGGATTGAGTGCCCGGTTCCGGCATCTGGATGCCCTTACCCTTCGTCCCGCCCTTGACGCCCGTTTCGAGAGCTTTCGATGCGGCCTCCTCTACGTTGTTGATGAGTTCTTTCCGTGCCGCCACGGCATCGCGTCCCACAAGTTTAGGATTGCGAATGATCGCCAGCGCCACCGCGAGCATCTGACCCATCGGGCCCATTTTGCTCATCAGTGCGCGATGCCGATTGTACTCGCGCTCCCCCGCCTTAAAGGCTTCACTCTCGTGGTCCTTGAGTGCTGGGAGAGTCTTCAGGAAGTCGTCTTGAATAGCGGCAAGACTTTCTTCTATGTGACCCCGTTCCTCGTCTTCTTTCTCTTTGGATCGCACGGTGACTTCGGCGCGTTTCTCTTTTGCTTCGTCCAAAAGATCCTGCGCCACCTTCGCACGTGCAACCCGCTGCTTCGCACTCTCTTCGGCTTCAGCGTCTCCGCGTGCCTGTGCGACATGCAGTTTCGCGGTAGCATCGACAAGCTCATCTCTCCACTCATTCGAGACGCGCTTGAAGTCGGGATCTGACATCTTCGTCAGCTTCACGACTTGACGATCCTTCTCCGATAGTTCCTTGGTGTCGGACTTCTCGGCGAGCTGGTTCACCTTCGCTTCGAGGGATTCGAGTTTCTCGTCCTTCTCACGGTTCGCTGCGCGAACGCGCTTCAATTCTTTGCGAAGCGCCTTAACGGAGGCCGGTTCACTCTCGTCTTTAGTGTCTTCCTCTTTGCTCGATTCTTCCTTCTCGTCGGATTCCTTTTCGGTCTCAGCTTCGTCGGGCGCAGACCCCGGTTCTTTTTCTGCCGTTTCGTCTGCCGATTCCTTCGCCTTCTCTTCCTTCTTTTCGACGGCCTTGCCCGCGAGCGCAGCCGCGAATTCAGGAGAGTTGAAATCCATCTCGGGAGAACTGTCCATAATGCCATCTGACTTCGACGACGCAACTTTTACAGCCACAATACCTCCACCGCCCGATTACCCCGGCGACAGGCGCGTACGACGACTACGCAGATACGTCCGTGGGACTAGCTGGTAAGGCCGTCCCGATTTAGCTTCACAAGCGCACGAGACAACGTGCTGACGATCAACTCTTCTTGCTGTCGGGCATGCCCCTCGTCATTGTTCATGAACGCGAAATGCACGTGCAACAGCTCATGCACCAAAGTCAATTCATAGTCGGCGTCGTCTCCTTCCTTGTGCGCCGAAATATCCTGTACCGAAAGGATGTCGATGTCCGCGTCCTTCGAGTCCGTGTAGCGTCTACACAGCCCAAGCACGTCGTGGTCAGACATCTGGTATCGGCGCTTTACGTTGACGGTGATGTTCCAATCCTGCAACCGCAGCAGCCGTTGCCACATCGGAAGCCAGGTGTATAATTGCGCGATAAGATCTACGTCGTTGGCTGGCACGTCAGGCATGGTTTATCCTCTGGGTCAACGAGTGGGTCTACGAAGCCATGATCGAGCGCCCAGCGATAGCCGAGCACCAGTCCACGGAGACGCCACAGCGCCACAGAGATGCCTGCGTTATGCCCATGCCTGCCGGACTTCTCAGCCGCGCACAGGGATTCCTCCATCGCCGCGAACTGGTCGGGTAGCATGTTACCTCTTGTTGCTCATCTTCGGAGACTGCGTGTGCGAGGGTAGCTCCTTGGCCGGAGTCGCCTTCGCCGAGTACGACGCCTCCTTCGACTTCGATTGACTGGCCGTGTTCACCTTGACCGATTGATCGTATGTGCCTTCCTGTCGAACAAACTCAGTCGCCATTAGCATTTCTCCTTAAACTTAAACCCGAACCCGGTGGCCTTGGCTTTCTTGGCTTTCATCTTCTTCGGCTTTGACGGTGACATCTTGGGGGACATTGGGTCTTGGCTTGCCATCTTCCTCCGCTTTCCTTTTCTCCAAGTACGTTTTGATTACACGCAGCCCCGCGACAGCGGGACACGCCTGCGGAAAGAACGGGCAGAGCGCGCCTCCAATCAGGATCAGCGCGCCCACCCCAGTAATTACATCATCGTTCATTCCTGCTCTTTCTTCTCGCCCTGTCCTCCGCTGGTCCCGCCCATTCCTTCACCGCTCGACGGAGCACCGCCGAAGGAGTTTGCTCCCCCTCCGGCTGCACCGCCCTTGATCGCATTCATCGCGTTCCCTATCGCTCCGCCGCCCCCTTGTGGGGGCATGGACGGCGGGAGCATCATGTCCCGCTTGAGTCCTTCGGCGAAACGCGTGGGAAGATCCGCCATGTCGCACAGTGCCGCGAACGTGCCGGGGCCTACAGGCCGTCCGGTACTCGTGAGCACTTGTGTCATCGACATGCCCTTCTCGAATTGCGCTTGACGTTCCGAATCCGTGTTCGGTGTTACGTCCAACTTCAGATCGAACTGGATGTTCGTCAGTGTCGCGAGCGTCTGATAGATCAGCGCTTCCGGCATCGGCTGTCCGGTCAGTGGGTCCGTGAAGATCGGCATGTTGTTTGCGCCGAGAGGCGCGCCCATCTCGAAGACCCCGATGATCCGCTTCAACTTCTCAGGCGGACAGAACTGCTGGACACGAGAGAGCCACAGCTTTGCGAGGTCCAGATAGGCTTCCTCGTATCGCCGCAGTCTCGGTTTGAGTACCGTCGCGCCCCCGGCCTGTCTTGCCCGAATCGCACGGCCGGATACGGTCGTTGAATTATTCGCGCCCATCATGTCGGCATTGACGCCGGATGAGACGCGGATGTTTTGCTGCTGTAGGTTCAGGAGCATGAAGTGCCCCTGACTCATCTCCATCGGCTGAATGCGCTCTGGCTTGATGGACTGGTATTCCACCACCACGCCAGGACGCGAGCCGACTTCAGACAGCAGCCGCGTGTTCGCTCCACCACTCTTGCGGTTGAACCATCCCGAGCTGACTGAGCTGTTGAGATTTGCGAGCAGGTTGCTGTATCGCTTATTGAACTCGTCTTGTGGATCGTGCAACGGCCGCACGATACCCATGATCGATTCGGGTGTGTCAGAGAACTGCTGGCCGATGAGCACAGCAAACGGATACATCCGGTCTCTGAACGGCGAGAATCCTTCTTTCAGGATCTCATTCCACACCATCTTATAGAAGTACGGTTTCTTTGTCTTGCGGGTCATCACCTCGAACTGCTGGTAGACGCCCATCCCCACACGCTGCGAGAGCGCGTTCAAATGCGCGTTCGCCGACTCAGGGTCCGCGAACTCCATGGGCAAACCCGAGAACATGTCCGGCGCGGTAATCGCCGTACCCTTCAGCACGACGGCTGATGTGCGGTCACTCTGAATGGGCTCGAACTGAGCCACCGCATCGCGCCCCGCTTTCTCCGCCATCGCCGCCAGGAACGCCTGCGCCTTGTCCTTGTCGGGCATGTTGTAGACGCGCCCAGAGTTATGATCGACCACCAGCGTGATCGGGACGGCTTTCTTACACCACAGCGTCACCACGCGAACGCGCCCGTTGATAGGGTCCCACATCTCCGCGAGGAGCTGGTCTGAGGTGCCCAAGAGGTCGCCGGACGACTGTCCAAACTTATTGGGTATGTTCATCCACTCGCCGGTCGTCGCGTAACCCGCGTGATCTGGAAACTCGTCGAGGAAGTCGTCCTTGGAAAACCAAGACCACTTCCCCATGAACTGTCCGTTCTGCAATCCCTCCGCCGATGTGAGTGCCCACGGGTCATAGATAAATGAGTCCGGTGGAATGCGCTCCGCCGTGATGTCTCCGAAGACAAGGTCTTCCGCGTCGTCGATCTTATGTAGGATCTCCCACACGCCGAGCCCGCAGATGATGGAGTCGTCGGTGACTCGATCCGTCACTCGCGGCACGCGGGCAAAGTCCATCGTCGCGCGCAGTGCTGCGCTCGTGACTTCACTGAGTCTCGCGTCTTCCATCCCGCGAGGTTTGCACGCGATGCCGAGCTTAGCGTCCCGGTGCATACCGGCAACGAGAAGAACTTGGGGCAAGACTTGGTTAATCTCGATGACGGGCCGTCCTTGCTTTTCCAGCTTGGCCCGATCTTTCGCTAGCCACTGCTTCCCGTTGCCATCGGTATACTCGTAATCCCTCGCGAAGTGTTGCCGCGCGACTTGCGTCGTGCGCGCCCATGACGCGATAAACCCCTGCGCGGTAACGAGGTCGTCGTCAGCCGGAGAGACCGCCTCGACGCGACTCTTCCGTGTTTTCTTATAGGCCATTTAGATCCCCATGTGCGAATACTCGGACTCGAAATGCTCGTCCCACTTGTCCAACTCCTCTTCGATGTCTCTGCGCGCGACCTCTTCAGTCGGAGGAGCCGCGTCAGGACGAGTCGTCACGAATCCGTTGAGGCCGTCCATGTGGTCGTCATGGCCGTCGGCCGGTTCTTCTGTGTGGGTGTTGGCCGCGTTCTTGACCTTCTTCCACTTATACGTTTCGATTTCCTCGATGAACCCCACGCAGCGAGTGGCCGCGAAAAAGTGTGGCGCGCCTTTCTTGCCCGTGAACGGGTTCACGTGGTCTTCGTCGATAATGAGCATTTCGCTAATCCGGTTATAACCGGCGTCCCAGTCCTTTTGGTTGGGCAAAACCGCGATGTCATTATCGTAGTACTCATCGGCAACGGAGTACAGCTCGTCTTCTCGTGGCGTTCCCTTCTGACCCATGAGGGTCTTCGACATCGCTTGCGAGTCGATGTAGGTGGCACGAGGACCGCCCGCCCAACCGAGGTTGGTACGGTGGGCCTTAATTGCGGCGGCGTGCCGCGATACAACGGAGTTCGCCTGGTAATGCTCATCGACCAAATAGATGTTCTGCTTCTTACACCCGCACTGACAGTCCTCGACGTAGAGGAAGCCCACAGCGGTAGTCGTCGTCAGACCATGGTCGAGGTACTCATACGGGGCCATGCCGTCATGCAGGAACTCTTCCCCGTCATGCCGTTTTTGGCCGAAACGGAACGTGTGCAGGTCCCGTCTCCAATCAGGGTACACCATGCCTTCGGCTTCGACCCACATGCCGAGGATGTACCGCTGCCTCATCGCTTCGTTATTGCCGTACAGGTGTTCGAGCTTGCTGACATACGCCCGGTCCACGAAGCCTGCTTCGAGACCGTCATACAGTGTCCCGTGGAACGCCTTGTAGTCTGGATCTCCGTTCCCCACGCTGATGCCGTTCGCTGACGGCAGACCAGGGAAGTACTTATAGATCCAGTGTGACGGACCTTCGGGGTTCGCCGCGCCGAATCCATACCGCTTATAAATCACCATGTCCCACGGTGGCAGCTCTTTCCCCGGCAACGTCTTGACAGAGAAAGGTGGGAGGGACGCGCTGCAAAGACGGCAACGCTCGTCGCCGTGCAGGGCATAGTGCCTCGTACCCACCGTGGCAAACGGGCACTCGCCTTCTACGAAGTATTGGCGGAGCCCGTCTAGCAGGATTGGTGTCCGCCGTCGAATACGGCCGACGAGATAGTCGAACACTGACTGCGGGATTTCTTCCATCTGGTCGATAGCGAAGAACCCCAGCGGCATGTTCTTGAGGTCGTTGAGGTCCTTGAAGTCACCATAGATCAGCTTGCTGCCGCCGACCTCGGCCTTGAGCTGAATGAATCCCTTCGCTTCGTTGTGGCGTTTGATCCAACTCTTCGGCAACATGTCGTCGAGTGATTGGATCGTACTGGCCCGAAGGGCTTTGCCGTCGAGTCGCCCCAGATACCCGAGGTTGTTCGGAATCGCTGTCATGAGGAGGATCGTCTTTGCGCACAGCCCCGTGGTCTTACCGAGACCGAATCCGCCTGAGATGACCGTGAACGGTTCCTCGGCCGTAATGAAATCTCGTTGGAGCTTGGCGCGCTCCCAGTCCCACGCGTCGTCTTCGCCTGCCTCTGCGAGTTCTGCTCTGAGACTTGGATCGCCCATCACTCCCCTTTCAAAGTTGGGACCCGTGACGTGGAGTCATCCGGCGTGATCTGTAATCGCCGCGGAAGTTCACAGCGGACTCCCACGCAAGCTACTTCGCTTCCGCTGCTGGTGCGGGCAACGGATGATACTCCAGCTTCACGCAGACTTCTTTGTCTGGGAAGACTTTCGACGGCTGGCAGTATTCGACGGGCTCTGACTGGACGATAGACTTAATTTGTTCGCATCCGGCCATCCCGCTCCCAAAGGCGGCAAGGATGAGACCGGCGATAACTGCGAATCTTCGGGACTTGGACATGGAACCTCCTGTACGTGTTGTGCCTCGATCATCAGTGGAACTGACTGGACCTCGGCGGTGATGGTCGGGGTCTTCGGCTTCACAATGGATTCGACACTTCGCCCCAGCGTGCCGAACAACTTCAGGACTTCCTTCGCATCGAGTGCATCCTTGACGGGGTACGCCTTGTCGTGTGCGGTGGCGGCTGACGAGATGAGGTCTTTCAACCGATCTCCCTCACGAGCGCCACACGTCTTCGCAAAGTCAGAGGCCCGTAGGGCCGTCACATATGCGGTCTCTTTCCACAGGTCTGTGACTGCGGCGCGTTGACTCTCTGGGGCGAGCGTACGAAAGTCCTCTGCCGCCTTCTTGACCTTCGCACGGTTCTGACGCGCTTGCTCAATGGCAGACTTCAGGGCTCGCTTCTGCGCCTCTTCAAACTCTTTGCTCTTGCGGTCGCCGCCGTGTTTCGCCACAGGACTCCTTGCCGATCAAGTTTTCGCCCTTCCCAAATAAAAAACTTAGGGGCCTTACGTAGATGCACTGTCTATGGGGGGTACCTAAGATTTTGTACTCCCTCGTTCTACGGTTCACCTGCCCTGCCAGCGCCAACGTAGGCCATCGCCCTCAAGGGTGGGTGGCATCATCACACGTCATCACACGCGCACATGAGACTACGTACTTGTTGGAATGCGTATCGCCCATTGCCTCACGCTCAAGAGGCATCATGATACTACGTAGTATTACTCTCATGTATTATTGCCCATGGTCTATGCAATCATGTTCGATCTTATCGCCCTCTTGATTGATCGGAGCGAAGCGACGTAGCACCATTGATCTAGCATTCCCCCATAGTCGCATGTGCATGCCTCATCATCTGCTAGCAGGCATGCCCATATTATTATGTTCTTTCTATTTGCTACGCTTCTTTACAGAAGCTAGTTAGAATGAAGAGTCTGACTTGTTTTCTAGTTATATCTAGTACTCATATCTCTCTATGATATTAAACCGGCCAACTAAGCAAAAATTACAAAGGCTCTATGTTGGCGAATTCTTTAGGCGTTTACTATGGCGGAAATCTAACACTCACGGACTTTTGCCCCAAAATAATATGTGAAATACCTCTTGACAAAGTTATTTAGGCAGTTTATAGTTAGAACCATGAACAGTGAGACAATCAACAAGGGGGTAATCAACATGGTTATTCAGCTTAGAAAAGCGGGAAAGAAAGTCGGGCGCACTATTCACCGTGTAGCGTACGCTGAACGCCTCGCGTCTACAGTACAGTACACGATACAAGAGCCTGAGGGGGGCATATCGGACGTTAAGCGCATCGACATTGACGAAACCGGAAAGTTCCGC